GACCCGGCTCATGCTGTGGGGCCTCCCCGAGTACGACAAGATCCCGTGGGACGACATCGAACCCGAACCGTCCACCCCCGGACCCCCGCCCGACGCCGAGGGCACCGACCCGCTCGTCGGGCCCGGCGTGGGCGACCCCGGATCCCCCAACAACGAGAAGCGATCCGGGCGCGTCCCGGCGCCGGTGCAGAAAGCAGTCCCCGCATGAACCGCTCGTACGGAACGATGCCGATGACCAAGCCCGAGGGGATGCTGCGCCAGCTGCACTTCACCTCGCTGTGCCGGATGGACGAGATGACCGGCGACAACCGGATCCTCGACTCGGCCGGGGCCGGCGTGCGCGAACTGCCGCGCACCATCTACGGCGCCTTCACCAACTCCGGCCACGACGGCGCCGCCATCATCGGCGCCCTCCACTCGGTCACCTTCCACGACGACGGCAACGTGTCTGGTGACGGCTGGATCCTCGACGACGACAACGGCCGCCAAGCCGTCAGCTACATCGCCGCCGGCGCGCTGCGCCACAACTCGGTCGACCTCGCCGAATGCAAGGTCGGCTGGGACCTCACCGACGACGCCGACGACGACATGGCCATCGTCATGAAGTTCCACCGCTGGAACATCGCCGCCACCACCCTCGTCGGCAACCCGGCGTTCGCCGACACCACCGTCGAGCTCGTCGCCGGCCTCGAAACCGACGACACCCCGCTCGACGTCCCCGCCGGCGCCTTCGTCCTCGAGCTCACCGACACCGTCACCGAGACCACGGCCAGCCTCACCGCCACCGTCCCGTGGGACGACTTCCACATCCCCGAAGCCGACCGCCCGACCAAGATCGTCGTCGACCCCGACGGCGTGGTCTACGGCCACCTGTGCTGTTGGGACTCACGCCACGACGGGTACCCGGACGCCGTCGTACGCCCACCCCGGCCTAGCGACAATTACGCCAGCTTCAACAAGAGCGGGCCGATGACAGAACTCGGACAGGTCGAGACGGGACCGATCTTCTTCGCCGGCGGCCACCCCCGCAAGCCGCTCGGCAACGCCGACCCCTTCGAGGCCTACGGCGACGTCACCAACGCCTGGGCCGACGTGCGCGTCATCCCCGGACGGTTCGGACCGTGGCTGTCGGGCCGGGTCCGCCCCGGCATCGACGACGCCACCGTCTACGCGGCGCGGGCCAGCCGCATCTCGGGCCACTGGGTCGGTGACCGCCTGCGAGCCATCGTGTCCGTCTCCGTCGAAGGCTTCGACGTCGCCGGCACCGGCTTCGAACACCTCACCACGGCCAGCTTCGGCACCCACGGCGAACTCCTCGAACTCGTCGCCTCGTTCCTCCCCGCCGACGAACCAGCCGTCGCAATGGTCGCCACCGGAGACCTCGTCGACGTCGGTGTCGACGTCGCCGCCGTCGTCCGCGACGAGCTGGCCCGCCTCGCCGACGCCGCCCTGGCCGCCGAACACGCCGCCGACGCCGAACGACTGGTGCTGGCCATGGAGTTCGACTGAACGCTCGACAGTAGACGTTCACCCCCCTCCGTCGGAGAGGATTGGGCACTCAGTCCGATCGCTCCAGGAGGACGGCCCCTCATGTTCCCGAAGATTCCCGAGAAGCTGTCCGCACTCTCGCCCCTCGAGCTGCGCGCCCTCGCCGCCGAGATCCGCACCGCCGCCAAGACCGTGCTCGCCGGCACCCCCACCGCGGAGGAGATCGCCGAGGTCCGGGCCATGGCCGCCGTGCGCGCCGACGTGCTCACCGAAGCCGACCGCCAAGACGACGCCGCCGCCCTCGACGAAGCCTTCGGCGACGACGACGAGCCCGACCCGGTCGCCGAAGCGATCGACGAGATCGAGAGCACCGACGAGATCGTCGTGCCCGACGAGATCATCGAAGCCGAACTGGTCGAAGTGACCGCCTCGGCCAAGACGCCGGCCGTCGTCCGCAAGACCGTCGGCGTGCAGTCCAAGGCCGACGGCGACACCCTGGTGCGCTCCGGGCGGGTCACCCCCCAGCACCTGCTGGCCTACGACGGCATCGCCGGCAAGGCGGCCGGCGACAACTTCGGGTCGTGGGGCGAACTGGCCCAAGCCCTCGCCGACAAGTCCGAGAACGTGCGCTCCAACACCACCGAGAAGTTCAACGTCGGCCGGATCGCCGGCGTGTTCAGCCCCGACCGCATCCTCGACGAGAACCCGCTGTTCAACCTGTCGCTGTTCGACGAAGCCGAACTGACCGCGGCGTTCTGCGCCCCGTTCGAACCGCAATACGACCTGGCCTGCTGGACCACCGACCGCCGCCCCGTGCGCAACTCCCTGGCCTCGTACCGGGCGCCGCGCGGTGGCGTCACGATCTACCCGTCACCGTCGATGGAAGACGTCTCCACCGGCTTCGGCATCTGGACCGACGCCGACGACGACGACGACCAGGCCGAAAAGGTGTGCGCCACCATCGAGTGCGCCACCCCGGTCGAATACAAGATCTACGGCGTCTGGCGCTGCCTGACCGTCAAGAACCTGTTGGCCATGACGTTCCCCGAGCTCGTCGAGGCCTACCTCAACCGGCTCGCCTCCCAGCACGCCCGCCTCGCCGAAACCCAACTCCTCGAAGCGATGGCCACCGGCGCCGACACCCTCGAGACCAACAGCCTCGGCTACAACGCCTCCACCTCGATCACCACCACGATCCTCAACTACCTGGCCCTGTACCAGGAGCAGCAGCGTTGGGACATCGGCGCCATGGACGCCTGGCTGCCCCGCTGGGTCCTGTTCGCCCTCAAGGCCGACCTGATGCGCCGCCGCACCACCAACGGCTACGTCGGCGCCCCCTCCGACGCCCAGATCAACGCCTTGTTCTCCGACGTCGGCGTCACCCCCCACTGGTACATCGACACCCCGTCATGGGCCACGCCGGTCCCCGCCCTCGCCGTCTCCGGGCGCCTCGGCCGGTTCCCCCGCAACCTCGAAGTCCTCGTCGCCCCCCGCGGCAAGTTCGCCGTCATGGACCGCGGTGAGCTCTCCATCGGCGTCACCGGCAACAACCTGTACCGCGACAACGCCTCCAACGCCAAGAACGAGTTCACGTTCTTCTTCGAGAACTTCGAAGGCGTCGTCAACACCAACAGCTGCCCCGCCCACCTGCTGCAGATCGACAACCTCTGCTTCAACGGGCAACAGATCGCGGACCTCGTCATCAACTGCGAAGGCGGCGACCAGGTCGGTGCCGCATCCTGAGCGGATGCCCCTGAGATCCGGCCCTGGCACCCCCCAGCGCCGGGCCGGATCATCGGTCGCATGATATGCGCATGCGACATGCGAGGTTGACGCCTCCGCTGACGTAGGGTCCCCGGCCGTGGACGACGTTCACGTGCACGTGCACTGTCAGGATGACTCGGTTGCGGAACTCACCGCGGCCGTCAACGAATTGAGGAGCTCACTCATGGCCAAGATCGACGATCTCCGCGCTGCCATCGCCCAGGTCGGCACCGACCTGTCCGAAGCGATCGACCGGGTCACCGCCCGCCTCGCCGACATCGGCGGACCCGACGTCGACTTCACCGAGGACATCAACCGCCTCAACGAGTTCTCGACCCGGCTCGACTCGATCGCCCAGACCGGCACCGACCCCGGCAGCACCACCGACCCCAACGCCCCGTACCCGGACCAGACGCTCCCCGGCGACCAGCCCCACCCCGACCAGACCCTCCCCGGCAACAGCTGAAGAGATCCCACGCCTGCACCCCCCGACGAGGCCGCACCCTCGTGGTGGGTGCGGGTGTGGAACTGGCTACGGGCGACCTTGGGCCTGAACGGCTGACAGGATTCTCCGCATGGTTGTAGGCATGCGCACCGTCACCCAGATGCCCGTCGTGGCGCCCCGGCCCTGGGGCACGGCCCTCACGTCGTACATCCCATCCCCCTCCATCACCCGCTGGATGGGCGGCGTCACCTGGGTGCCCCGCCACTGCGACGACGACATCTTCGCCCACGGCATCGTCGACCCGTGCGCCGTGCGCACCAACCCGGCCGCCACCGACGCCTGGGACGCCACCCCGGTCAGCTTCGACCCGTTCCTCCTCCACGCCCACCTGGAAACCCCGGTGCTGTGCGCCGTCGGCGACGACCTGCAGGGCTACCTCAACGAGATCACCCTCATCGAACGCGGCAAAGCGATGGCCGCCGAAATCGAAACCGCCGCCCTCACCGGAGCGAACCCGTCGCTGTCCTCCTCGGCGGCCACCCCGACGACGACCACCGACTACAGCGCCCTCGGCGCCCTCGGCCTCGTCGAAGAAGGCCTCGCCGCCACCCTGTCGGGCGGCCAAGGCATGATCCACCTGCCGCCCCGACTGCTCACCGCGCTGATGGCCAGCGGCGCCGTCGGCCTCGAAGGCGGCGTCCTGCGCTCACCCGGCGGGCACCGTGTCGTCGCCGACGCCGGCACCCGCGGCGTCCCCCCCGACACCACCACCGTCACCGCCGGGCAACGCTGGATCTACGGCTCCGGCCCCGTCTACTTCGTGCTCGCCGACGAGATCAACACCTTGGGCGCCCCGTGGGAAAACTTCGACTACGCCCACAACGTCGCCGGCGCCCACGTCGAACAGTACGGACTGGCCTACTTCGAGCCGTGCACCGTCGTCGCGGCCCGAGTCAACGTGGCCTGAACTGATACCTTCGCCCGCCGTGCGGATCGCCTACGTCGGGAACTTCGAGCCCGCCTACTCGACCGAGAACGACATCCTGCGCACCCTGCGCGACGAGCTCGACATCAAAGCCGACCCCGTCCAGGAACAACACACCGCCAACTGGATCGAGCTCACCGGCCGGCTCGACGACTACGACGCCGTGCTGTGGACCTCGACACGCGGCCTGGCCAGCCAAGTCCCCGACGTCGTGCAGCTCGAACTGCTGTACCGCGCCGCCCTGCTCTCCGTGCCCACCATCGGCGTCCACCTCGACCGCTGGTGGGGCCTGGCCCGCTGGGGCACCGTGCTCACCGCCCCGTTCTTCCGCTGCGCCCACGTGTTCACCGCCGACGGCTTCCACGACCGCCACTTCGAAGCGGCCGGCGTCAACCACCACTGGTCACTGCCGGCCATCGCCGACCACAACGCCGTGCCCGGCACCCCCCGCCCCGACTACACCTCCGACATCGCCTTCGTCGGCAGCTGGCAAGGCCGCTACCACCGCGAATGGCAACACCGCGACGACCTGGTGCGCTTCTTACGCAGCGCCTACGGCCGCCGCGTCACCTTCTGGCCCCCACCCGGCGAACCCGCCGTGCGCGGCCCCGACCTCGCCGACCTGTACGCCTCGGTCCGTCTCGTCGTCGGCGACTCCTGCCTGGCCCCGTCCGCCGACGGCGCCCCGATGGAGAACTACTGCTCGGACCGCATCCCCGAAACGTTGGGTCGCCGCGGCCTGCTGCTGCACCCCCACGTCGCCGGCGTCACCGACGGACCGTTCGTCGCCGGCCAACACCTGCTGTGCTGGGAACCCGGCGACTGGAACGGCCTGCGAGCCATCATCGACCTCACCCTCGGCGACCCGGTCGCCGCCGACGCCATCCGCCACGCCGGCTACGAACACGTCCGCGACCGCCACACCTACGCCCGACGACTCGACGCCATCTTGCGCACGGTGCAGCTGTGAAAACACGCCAAGTCGAACTCGACGGACCGACCGCCTACCACGACTACCCGGCGGTCCCGTCCCGGCTGCACACCAGCTTCGAGATGCGCCTGTGGGACAACGGCGAAGCCGGCGGCGAACTCCGCAACACCGGCCCGGCCCCCGCCGGCGCCAACGACGTCGTCAGCCGCACCATCGACGCCCTCGGCGTGTGGGAACCGGTCGAGACCATCCTCATGCTCGCCGCCTTCCGAGCCAACCCCCACACCTTCTTCTTGGATCTCGGCTGCCAGCTCGGCTGGTACACCCACCTCGCCGTGGCCTCCAAGGTGCGCGGCGTCCTCGCCGTCGACGCCAACACCCGGGCCCTCGAAATGGTCGCCGCCACCCTCGAGCTCAACCCCGGCGCCGAGCGGGTCGAGCTCCTCCACGGCACCGTCAACACCAACGCCAGCCTCACCGGCGACGGACCGTTCATCGTCAAGATGGACATCGAAGGCGCCGAACCCGACGCCATCGTCGCCCTCGAACCACGCCTCGCCAGCCACGAGATCACCCACCTGCTGATCGAAGTCAGCCCCGTGTTCTCCGACCGCTACCCGGCCGCCCTGCACACCCTCATCGGCCACGGCTACCGGCTCTACGCCGTCCCCGACAAACGCCCCGAACCCCCCGAGGTCGACGACGTCGTCGCCTACCTCGACGCCAACGCCGACCGCCTCGACGAGCTCGGCCCGGACCTCGAGACGTACCTGGCCGAACGGATCCAGTTCAACGTGATCGCCTTCGTGGACAACGCGGCGTGGGGCTGAGCCGACTTGGACTGATCGCCCGCGCCGACGCCCGAGGTCTGGCCGTGCAAACCAAGAACTTCCACGACAACTACCCGACCGCCTCCACCCTCGTCGTCACCACCCCCGACCGGCGCTGGCCCGACGACCCGTCACGCTTCCCCGGCGCCCACATCACCACCTGGGTCGGCGACCGGGCCCTGCTCGAGCCGGCCGACGCCGTCAGCGCCTTCTTGGACGACGTCGACACCGTGTTCTCCGTCGAAACGCTGTACTGCACCCGCCTCGCCGACCAGGCCGCCGCCCGCGGGATCCGCACCGTCATCCAAGGCAACCCCGAGTTCTACCGTCGCAGCCACCGCTCGAGCGGCTACCCGACCCCCGACCACTGGACGTGGCCCACCCCGTGGCTGCTCGACCACGTCCCCCCCGGCCCCGTCATCCCCGTCCCCGTCTCCGGGCGCTCCAGCGCCGTCGCCGGCCACCCCGACGACGACACCATGATCGCCGTCCACGTCGCCGGCCGGCGCGCCCTCGGCGACCGCAACGGCACCGAACTGTTCGTCGCCGCCCTCCACCAACTCGACGCCCGCCACGTCCACATCCGCCTCTACAGCCAAGACGGCCACCTCCCCGACCTGCCCGCCCTCGGCCGCCACATCACCGTCGAAACGTTCCCCGACGGCGTCGCCGACCGCTGGACGATGTACGACGGCGCCCACCTCCTCGTCGCCCCCCGCCGCTACGGCGGACTGTCCCTCCCGGTCCTCGAAGCAATGGAATCCGGCCTGGCCGTCGCCATGACCGACTGCCCCCCCAACGGGATGTGGCCGATCGTGCCCATCCGGGCCGGACCCGGGCGCACCGAACGGATGCCGGTCGGCCCGGTCGCCACCACCGTCGCCGCCCCCCGCCTCATCGCGTTGACCATCGCCGGCCTGGCCCGCCACCGCGACACCCTCACCGACGCCATGACCGCCGCCCGCCAGTGGGCCACCGCCAACACCTGGGACGTGCTGCGTCCCCGCTACGAAAGGCTTCTCCAATGAAAGTTCACGCCCTGGCCTCCGAACCCCACTACGCCCGCCACCTCGACGCCGTGTTCACCCATCTCCCCCCCGAACTGCAAGGCGAACGCCGTTACGGCGCCGACGCCCACTCGCGCGAACTGGCCGGCGTCCGCGACCTCGTCCTGGTCGGCGGCGAGATGGACATCGAACGGCTGCCGATCCAACGGATGGTCTACGTCGAACACGGCGCCGGCCAGGCCTACACCGGCATCGCCCCCCGCTTCCAAACCTGC